AGCGGGACTTTCACAAGGACAAAGAGATGCAATAACAAGAGCCACTCAAGGTGTAGGTGCATTTCAACCTTTTCTGCAACAAGGAGCCGAGGCTGTTGGTCAAGGCATAGGACAATTAGGAACTGCACAACAAAGAGTTGCTGCAGCAGGAATAGATCCAACTAGCTATCAACAGTTCATGAATCCTTTTATGGAAGATGTAATTGCAACAACACAACAAGACATTGCAGATAAAGGAGCACAACAGCAATTACAAGCACAAGCAAGAGCTGCTGGACAAGGTGCATTTGGTGGTTCAAGACAAGCAGTATTACAAGGACAGATAGCTGCTGATGTTATGGATCAACAAGCAAGAACTGGAGCACAACTAAGATCTGCTGGTTTTCAACAAGCACAAAACTTAGCACAACAAGCAGCGCAACAACAATTAAGACAAGCACAACTAACTGGACAGTTAGGTCAGACAGTTGCTGGTCTGGGTGTTCAAACTGCTGGTCTAGGACAACTAGGACAACAGATGGGTGTTCAAGATGTCAACACTTTATTAGGCATTGGTGGATTGCAACAACAACAAGGACAAAGAGAGCTTGACGTTGCAAGAGCTAATCAGTTAGCACAACAAGCACTACCTTTCCAGAGAATAGGATTTATGTCTGATATCTTTAGAGGTGTACCAGCACTGCAACAAACATATTCAACTACTACTACACCACCACCAAGCAGAACATCACAATTATTAGGACTTGGTATTGCAGGTCTAGGTGCGGCTGGTAGTGCAGGCGGAATAGGTAACTTATTTAATATGGGAGTGAGACCTACATAATGACCGTATACAATAGAAAAATGTTTCGTAAAAAAGGTGGTGGAACTGTTGGTATTATGGCTAGTGGACCAGAGTTAATAAAAGCACAACAAGGTGTTTTTGCAAATCTTGGATTAGGTGACCCAAGAGGTTTTGATGATACAGTGAGAACAAGAGCACCAGCTCGTATGTCACAATTTCCTACTGAATTAGAAAGATTAAATACTAGTTACATACCTCCGTCTCCAGGTCTTGGACAGACAATATTAAAATCTCTTGGAATGCAACCTTTTATGAATATATATGAATCAAGAGTAGATTCTCTTGAAGATGAAAAACAAAGAGTTAAAAATGAAATCGCAAGAGCTAAGAATAGAAAAGGAGAAAACTCATTAAAGCAAAGAGTTGCTGCAACACAAGGAGTGGATGTTTTTGAAACCACACCAGAATCTAGCACACAAGTTCCAGGAACAGATTTAACTTTTAAAGATATAGCAGTTAGATTTAAACAACAAAACAAACCTTTTGTTGAATTTTTAAAAAGTGTACCAGGCCTTATAGATAAATCTAACCAGTATCTTCAAGGTTTAGCTGGTGATTTAATTGCTAATCCAACATTTCAACAATTCATGTCACCTAAACCAGGTGATGAGGCTCAAGTAGAAGAAGAAAAAGCTTTTACAGGTGAAACTTCAGAAAATTTTTTAATTTCAGGCGGTAAGAAATTTCTTGATGTTTTAGAAAAGGGTGTAGAAAAAGGCAAAAAAGATTTAAAAGATTATCAAGATAAAGTAGCTCAAATAGATGACGAAAGAGCTTTCATAGGTGAGTCTTCAATTTCAAGATTATCTGACTTAGAACGAGAAAAAAATAAAAAAGCACCAATAGTCAAAAAACTAGAGGCAGTTGGCAATGATTCTCATAATCAAAAAATAGAAGCTGAAGACAAAGAATCAACAGATATTGTTACCAACAACACCAAAGATAAAAATATTAAAAAGTCAGAAACAGCAAAAAAAGATGGATTAAATGCAACAGCTAACAATCATAATCTATCTACTAATTTCTTAAACGAGAATGACAAGAGCATTACCTCTGCTAATTTAGGAAAAGTTTTAGGATATGAACAGTTTGAAAATCTATCTCTAGATGACAGAAAACAAATGTATTCTAATATTTTAGAGTCTGTTGTTGGAGATAAAGGTAATATTAAAACAGACAAAGACTTTAATATAATAATGACTGGATTATTAATTGCTGCTGGAGATAGTCCAGATGCATTGACAAATATAACAAGAGGACTTGCACAAGGTTTTAAGATGTTTGGTGATGCCTTATCAGAGGACAGAAAAGAAAAAAGAGATATACAGTTGACTGCAACTAAATTAGCTATTCAAGCAGAAGAAGCAGCAAAAGAAAGAAGATTTAAAGCAGGTGAAAAACAACTAGATAGAATAACTACTACTATTAATGCTTTAATAAAAGATAGTGGGGGTAATGCAGATAAGTTTGCAAAAACAATTATAAACACTGTTGCAGGTGACATTCAAACTTATTTACCTGCAGCAGAAAGAACAAAATTTAAAACCCTTAATATTGATCAAAAAGCTAAAAAAATAATAGATATCTCTAATTCAATAGTGAATCAATCTGGTTTTGGTAATAAAGTAAAATACATTCCAAGCACTGTCATAGAAGCAGTAAAAACTGGGGATTTTAACAAACTTAAAACTGTAAGCACAGATACTAACGATGGTTTTAAAGTAATCGGCAAAGAGTAGTAAATGGCTATTTATAGAGTTCAAGGACCTGATGGTGCTACATATAGAATTGAAGGACCTGATGGTGCTACGGACGAACAACTTATATCTGCACTTAAAAATCAAATAAATCAAGAAACTACAACAGAAGAACCTTTTGTCCCTCCTCCACAAACAGAAGAAACAACTTTTAGCGACATAGCACAAGGCGCTGGATCTGGATTACTAAGAGGTTTAGCTATAGAGCCTACTAAAACTGTTTTTAATTTAATGGGTGATTCTGAAAGAGCAGATAAGGTAGAAAAATCTTTTAACAAGTTTCAAGAATACACTGGACTCACACCAGAATCTGGTGGAGGTAAAATAGCAGAACGATTATCTGGTTTTTTAGGATCTTTTCTAGGGTTAGGAAAAGTAGCAAAGGTATTTAAAATAGCTCAAAAACCGTTGAAACTAGGAGAAAAAGCTACTGTTGCTAGAAGAGTAGAACAAGCTGGTAGAACAAGCATAAGAGGAGGAGCCGCAGAATTTTTATCTTCACCTGATAATGCAGTTACATTATCAGATAGTTTTGATGCTTTACCAGATATTTTAAAAACAGATAACGAGATAAAAGTTAATTCTGTGGATGAAGCAAAAAGACGAATAACTAACAAATTAAAACTAGGTGCAGAAGCAACTGCTTTTGGACTAGGGATTGAAGCAGCCTTTCCAGTTGTTGGAATGGCAGCAAAATCTACCTTACAATTGCCAGGCGTTCCATCCATTATGAACGCAGTAAGTAAAGGTTTTTCTTTTTTAGGGTCTTCAATAAACAAAGGACTAGGTAGATTACCAGAAAAATATTTTAGTGGTAAAGGTGTAACTCCAAACGAAGTATATGAACAAATTGCAGACATCAAAGGTATTACAAAGTTAGATGCAGACAAAGTTGCCGCTAACGTAGCGTCTTTTGAAAAAGAACTAAAAAAAGTTATTGGTGGACAAAGACTGTTTGGTAGAGGCAGATTAGGAATAAATCAAGCACATAATAATTTATATGATTTTTTAACAAATAGAAGTTCAACATCACTAGACTCATATGGAGCAGCAGTAAAAACGGCTGCAACAAAAATGAGAAAACACATAGATGATTTATCCACACAGTTCAAAGATGATATTCAAGCTAGAATTGCTTCTGGAGAGTTAGACGGAAACTATGGTCAACAGTTAATTAATACAATAAATGAGCAACAAGGTGAGTATATAAGAAGAGTTTATGAAGGTGCTTTTAGTAAAGGACAAACTCTTGATCAAATAAGAGCTACACCAGAATACTCAGAGGCAGTCAGAAAAATAGCTGCTGGTTTTCCAGAGGACGAGAATGCTACGATAAGAGCTGCTGAAATAGTAGAGGATATAATAAAAGACAATTCTATAAATGGTGGAATAACTGCTCAAGAAACAATGAAAAAAACTGCCGTTGCTTTGAGACAAGGCCCCAGACAATTTGGTGATAAGCCACTGTACGAAGTTATGGAAGGTATATTAAAGAAAAGAAGTCCATTCTTAGATAGAATACCAGAACTTAGAAAACTATTGAATGAGAAGAAAGATCCTCTAAATTTATACGCAGAAACTATTGGAGACATGTCAACAACTCTTAATGCTAGTCGATTATATTCTGGATTATCGAATCAATTAAAAGTAGGAGCAGAAGAAGGTATATCTTCTTTGAGTGCGGGAGGCAGACCTTTAATTATATCTGGTGAAAATTTAACAGACGCTAACTCTATAAACTTTTTGAGGCAAAACGGATATGTAAAGCTTGGAGAGTATAAACCACAGAGAGTTCCAGGTTCTGTTTTAGATGAAGCTGGAGCAGCAGAGTTGACTGAAGAGGTTATAGAAAAAATGTCTGCATTTGGTGGTAAATATGGCAGACTATCTGGAGACTATGTTGCACCAGAAGTATATAACTCTTTAACCATGGGTCTTAGAGGAGATAGTATTTTTAACACTGTGTTAGGTGTTTCTCTTCAAGCAAAAGGTTTAGCTCAGATGTCAAAGACAGTTTATAATCCTCTATCTCAAGTTAGAAACTTTGCATCTGGTATTTTCTTTGTTGGTGCTAATGGTAACATCATGAGAAACATGAACTTAGGTGAGTCCATGGCTTTATCATTCAAACAGTTACAAAATCTATCAACACAAGAACAAAAACAATTTTTTGATTTAACTGCTAGACTAGGAATAAGGGATGAAAACCTAGTTGTAAACGAATTTAGAGAATTAATAAAACAAGAAGGTAAAGATTATGGACTATTAGGAATGGTTGATAAAATACCTGGAGCAAAACCATTACAACGTCTCTACACTGGCACAGATACTTATTGGAAGACAATAGGATTTCTTGCAGAAAAAGGTAAATATAGTGCAGCATTTAGAAAAGCAGGCATACAAAACATTGATAATATAACAGATGATTTAGTTACTGCTGGGATAGCTAAAAGACAAAAGAATGAGTTAATTAGCGACATAGATGGATTAGATATTTTAGCAGGAGACATAGTAAAAGATACCATGCCTATTTATAGTCGTGTTCCAGAGGCAGTTAAATTTTTAAGAAAAGTACCTTTCTTTGGAGCTTTTGCATCTTTCCCAGCAGAGATAATTAGAAACACAGGTAACATATTTGCAAGAGGTATAAGTGAGTTATCTTTTACAGCGTCCCCACAACTAATACAAAAAATAGGTGCAAGTGCTGCTAAAGAACTACAAAAACAAATAAGAGCCATAGGTGCTCAAAGACTAACTGGTTATGTTTCCTCTGCTTTTATAGTTCCAAAGGCAACAGTTATGGCAGCACAAAAATTAACAGGTGTTTCAGACGAAGATCTTCAAAAATTAAAAAGTAATATATTACCAGAATATATGTTGGGACATAATATTATGCCACTAACTAATGTGAAGAAAGACGCAAGAGGAGAATATCAGTTTGAATATGTAGATTTAAGCTACATGATGCCTTACGATTTTATGTTACAACCTACTAGAGCCGCGTTAGATGTCTATAATAAAAAGGGATCAATAGATGCTGCAACAGCAAAGGATATGATAGCGGGTGGTTTTAAAGCAATACAAACTTTTGGAGAACCTTTTGCTGGAGAGTCTCTATTTGCAGAGAGAGTTTTTGATACCACATTCAGAAATGGTAGAACAAACATGGGACAAAAAGTATACGATGAAGGAGATGGACTTGGAGCTAAATTTAAAAAGAGTATAGCTCACATATTTAATGCTTTTAATCCTGCTATATTAGAACAAACAATATTCAAACCAACAGCTAGAGGGCCTGGAGATGGTCAGTTCGATGTTGAATTAGGTCGTATAGGAAAAGCTTTTTCTCAAAAAATAACTGGGGAGGTTAACCCAAGTAATAGTGGCATCGTTTATGATGTGCCATCAGAAATATTTACTGCTTTTACTGGAATAAGAGGCTTAAAGGCAAATCTAAATGACTCTCTTTTTTATGATACAAAAAAATATACAAGAGAAAAAAATGCAATCAAGACTACTTTTCATGGGTTTATAGATGATGCAAATATTACTGAAGATCAAATAGTTCAAGGTTTTGTTGATGCAAATAATACTTTATTTAAGTTTCAACAAGGATTATATGCAAAAATAAAAGCAGCTAGAGAATTAGGTGTTGATGAAAATACAATAAGAGAAATGATTGTAGACAAAGGAAAGATAAGTCAAGATAATTATGATCTTATCTCTGAAGGTAGATTTTCTCCTTACAGTGTTTCTGATGAAATAATAGATGATTTTTATGAAAAAAGAATAATAATGAATGAGCCAAATGTAGCAAAAGATTTTCCAGAATTAAGAATAAATGAAATATATGATAATTTAATTTTAAAATCTTTGGAAGAATCAAACGTAGAAGAGGCATTGAAGTCAGAAGTAAAACCAGTAGTTGAAGTTCCAAAACCTTATTTTGGAAAAGATTCTGCTATTACAAACATAATTAGACCAACTCAAACAACCACAACCAATTCTAATAATATAGGTAGAACAATAGCTACAGAACTTTTAGGAGGCAATCCCATTGAAGCCGCTAAAAATTTACAAATTTTACAAAGGAGAACCCAGTGAAACTATCAGACAATTTTTCACTAATTGAGTTTACAAAATCACAAACAGCAGAAAGAAAAGGCATAGAAAACAATCCAAATGAAGTGCATATCGTGGCTATGGAATCTTTGTGTTTTAATATATTAGAAAGAGTTAGGTCTGCTTTTGGTAAACCAGTCATGATTAATTCTGGGTATCGCAGTCCTGCCTTGTGTGAAGCCATTGGATCAAAACCCACCTCACAACATTGTGATGGTGAGGCGGCGGATATAGAAATATTTGGTGTTAGTAATTATGACCTTGCCAAATACATTGAGAAGAACTTAAATTTTGACCAATTAATATTAGAATGCTGGGATGGTAAAGAGCCAAATTCTGGATGGGTGCATGTTTCTTACGTTAACGATATTGCGAACAGAAAAAGTGTGCTAACATACACAAGAGCAAATGGATACTCAAAAGGTATAGAGTAGTGTCGTACAAAAGAAATTATCAAAGAGAATACGAAATAGAACCTAAGTCTCGTAGAAAGAAAAGGGTTAATCGTAATTACGCTCGTAAAAAAATGATGAAGAAAGGTCTTGTTAAAAAAGGTGATGGTAAAGATGTACATCATGTGGGCGGTAATGCGCTGAAGAAACATAGTAAATTAAAAGTTGTATCTGCTTCTAAAAACAGATCATATGCAAGAACAAGAAAAGCTAGAAAGAAGAATCCAAAGTCATAATGTCTACATTAGTTGTTAATTTACCCTCCATAGACGTATGGGTGCGAAAAGAATATTTAAGAGATGGAGAAGATGGACATGGAGAGTTCGTAAAAGGTGTATGGGTTACAGCAAAATCTATTCCAGGTAGAGCTTTTTATTTTGAAACTTATCTGCCTGACTATGGTGCTCTTTACGATAAACTACCTATTAGTGCTTTTACTTCTGAACCACAGACCCCAACTCCAGATATGGATCTTTATAATCTCCAGTTTTGGAATTGCATGGATTATGGGGTGGTGGCAGTTAGCAAACAGTTCATAGGATCTATGGACTTCGAGGTATATACAAGAGATCATGGTATCGTAAAAGGATCATATGTATGCACTCTTGATAATTATCACGAGAATATAAATACAATAGATTATTCTACGAGTGAAAAACCAGCAGAACATAAATCAAATAACATAATAGAATTAGAAAACGGACAGTTTTGTCTGTATCCAAACAACAGAATGAGAGTGTATGATAATTCATTGACACCAGACAAACCACTGCAGCCAGACTTCAAAGTTAGCACAGAGATATATCAAGTTGAGAACGGACAGAAGTTTAGACTCGGAGATACAGATGAATACTTTTGGAAGGCAAAAGATGAATGATAGAGTTTCTTCTGATCTTTATGCTCAACGAAAGAGTGGTAGATCAGACACAAAGATTTGAAAATATTAATACTTGTTTGTATTTTGCCAGACGTTTGAACAATCAACCCGATGTGCCACTGTTAGATGGCAAAATGGCTAAAATTACTGCATATTGTAAGCCTGTCCGAAAAAACTAGGCTCTAGGATGCCCACACAGAGCCGAAACAAAGTGTCCGTGTGTGATTGTACCCCAGAAGTACCTTTGTTTTTACACGATTACGATAAGTGGGTTAGCCAACTTCTCCCCAATTATTTCCTAATTCTGCATCAACTTCGAAGGGTATTCGTAGGTCTGGAACACAATTAGACATAATATCTTTTATTTTATCGACTTCTTCTTGATTTTTTATATTGAAACATAGTTCATCGTGAACTGTTAGCATCGGGCATAACCCTTCCGAATAACAATCGACCATTGCCTTTTTAGTTTGGTCTGCACTAGATCCTTGAATTAATCTATTCAGCGCCTTGTATGTAAATGCTCTTTGTACATTTTGATATTCTTCTAATGCATCCTTCAAAGGTAATGCTTTTTTAGAAGAGTAACCTCTTGGTTCATACAAATCAAAACGACATTTTCTACCTAGTTGAGTTCTTATCATTCCTTTTTTCAAAGCAAAGTTTGATACCTTTGTTGCTAGATCTTTTACAAAAGGAACTTTCTCATTATATTTTTCTAATAATTCTTTTGCCTCTTCTTCTGTAATAGCTAATGTGTTTGCTAATTTTTTGCGGCCCATACCATACATGATTCCAAGATTTACAGTCTTTGCTTCTTTTCTTGATATGTTTGCCATGTCTGCAACCATTTGATGAAAGTCTGCTTTACCTTCATTATACATAGTCACTACTTCATCTATCAAAGGATGTCTAAATCCATCCGTTGGTTTGGCACAATAATGTGCTAACCATCTTGGTTCTTGTGATGCATAGTCAAACGATCCCCACTTACACCCCTCTTCTGGAATAAACAATCCTCTAATCGCTTTCTTGATCTCTAAATCTCTAGATGGTATTTGTTGTAGATTAGGATTACTGGAACTAAAACGACCCGTAACAGTTCCACCATCGTCCGTTCGGAGAGGATGAAAGTCACAATGTATACGACCATCATGAGCATGATTAAGAATAGTTTCTACAAAAGTAGTATTTGCTTTGTTAAGTTCTCTAATCTTTACAATTTTTTTAGCAACGGGATGAGGATGATGAGACAGAAACTGTTTTGTGAAAGAGGGAGACCCGCTCTTTTCTGTGCGAGAATACTCAAGTCCAAAAAAGTCAAAGACCTTTGCTATAGATGTGCTGACCCAAGGTTCTACCGTGACTCTAGTTTCTTTGACTATCTCATCAAGTAATTGTTTCTCTTGCATAGCCATTTGTTTTTTGACTTTTTCTGCTTGATCTAAGTCAACACGAACACCTTTTGTTTTCATTTCTAACATGACGGGTATCAATGAAGATTCTAGTTCAAAAATACTTGTGCATTCCTCTCTTTCTAATATTGGTAGTAAATGATCGTACAATCTCAAAGTGACTGCAGCGTCTTGTTCTGCATATGCTCCCACATATTTAGCAGGCAGTTTGTACATCTCTGATTTTGGATCTACACCAAACTCACTTGCGGCATTTCTTAAAGTTTTTTCACTTTTATATTCTTGTAAATAATCTGACACCAAACTATTTAGATTATAATATCTTCTGTTCTCATTAATAAGAGGAGCCATAATCATTGTATCTAGTATGGGACCTTTAACTTCTATGCCTTCTGCTCGTAGCCAACCCAAATCATACATGGAGTTATGAAAAATCTTAGGAACTTTTGGAGTATCCATTTGTTTCTTAAACCACTTAAAAACCATGTTTGAATCTATGTTACCTTGAGAATGTCTTATAGGATAATATCCTTGGAAGTCTCCAGCAGCTACTGCTATGCCAATAACATATCCATCTTTTCTACACCATCCAGGCCCTAACTTTAAAAGATTAGGATCTCTTGTTTCTAAATCAACGGATATACGAGATGCTTTTGTTAGATCTGGAAAATCATTTGGAGGAGACCAATCAAAGTCAATATTCCCCCAGGACATATCTTTTATGTCTTGATCTAAAAAATGGTATTGATCACTTTTCATCTTTTTCTACTGTTTCCCCAAGTAATGCTGAATATCCTGGTATATCTATTATACTATCTAAATGTTTAGGAGAATGCACTAGTCTTGCTATCTTAACTAATATTAGGCACAAATAAACTTGCCATACTAATACCTTAAACCCAAACACCACAGACCATAAGTCTGCTATTCTTTGATGGTTGTCATGTGCATCGCCATAGTCTTTAGCTCTGTTACCATTAATTAATTTCATGGCATTTTTTAAAACTTCATCTCTTTTCATTTTTCTTTTCAACCTTTTGTAAAATAACTGAAATAGCTTGTTTTGATATATCGAACTGCTTACCAATTTCGACTAAAGTTTTACCTTGTTGTCTTAAATGCACAATTTGTTTTTCTCTCGCTGTTAAACGATTTTTATAATGGTAGTTTCGTCTACAATAATCATTACAAAATTTTCGCTCTGTACCTCTTTCTCCATTTACTGGAACTTTCATAATTGACCTACAGTTAAGACAAAATTTCTCAAAATAAGAATTTTCTTTTAAAAATTTAATTGTTCCTTCTAAATATTTAAGCTTCAAAAGTAATTCTGTTTTTGCTTCTTCATACGTTTTCATATTTTGTATCCACTTTCACTTTTGCTTTCAACTATATGTAAAGACTTACGAGCACGAGTTACTCCTACATAAAATACTCTATGCTCACTGTCTTCATCTCCTTTTTCCTTTATTACTTTGGGACAATCTAAAAGCAAAGCTACATTGTCTGCCTCTCCACCTTTAGCTTTGTGTATTGTTGACAAACGAATTCTAGGTTTCTTTGTTAATATTCTCTCTCCCCTTCTTCTTGCAGAGGTAATATATATTCGTTGTTGTTCTGTCATGTTTAGAACATCGTACCACATCATTTCTTTGTTCAAGTTTAACAGATAACCCAATTCGCTCTTTAATAAATCGTCCAAAGTATATGTTCTGTCTTGATCCAATAATTCTATTTTTCTTTTTCCACCATGACCAATGACCCCTTTTTTTGTTCTCCTCGAAAACTCTACCCAATTTTGTACATTTAGACTTTGATTTTTGCATAATTGTATCCACACCTCTATACTGTTAATTAACTTTTCAGATACAGACCATCCAGACCCCTCCCTCCAGAACATATATCCTTCATCTTGTAATTTATTTCCTATATCAGAAAGTATTCTGTTTGTTCTTGCTAACACATACCACTCTCCTCTGTTAAAATTTATGTCCATAGCATCGTAATAATAAGAAACATTGCCCTCTTCTTCCTTTGGCTTGTATTCCTTTTGTTTTCTTGTTTTAACTTTTCTTATAATGCTTCTTGCAACAGACCAAACAGTGTATGGAACTCTGTAAGATTGATCTAGTACTATAGATTCTTTTGCACAGTTTAAAAAATTATTTACGTTTGCGCCTGCCCAATTGAAAATACATTGATCGTCATCCCCAGCATAGTATGCTTTCTTAGTATTGGGTAACAAACATTCCTTGACCATTCTCCATTGTATAGGAACTAAATCTTGTGCCTCATCTACAATTAATAAATCTAAGTCAGGCCCCGTTCCTTGTTCTAAGAACTTAATTAACATGTCTGTAAAATCTAATTTAAAATTTTTCTTTTTGAAATCTTGATATGCTTCTGCAACAGTAGGCATGTATGCTCTACTCAAAGACATGTCTCCAAAAGAATCAAATTCATCCATTAGATCAGTGCCTTTTAGTCTAGACATATTATATATATAGAAATATTTATCTCCGTCACTTGACCCTGGAGTAAACATGTCGCCCTCTTCTATATTTATTTTTTCTTCTTTTTGAAAAACAACTCCAAGTTTCTTGCCTAAAAACCTCATGTCGGGTGGTTTGATTACATCTTCTGTTTTCATTCCAACCCAACGAAAAGCAAGAGAATGTAATGTTCTAAAGTGATGAAAATGCTTTTGATCTAGATTAAATTTAACACAAGCTCTATCAACAGCTTCTTGTGCAGCTTTTCTTGTAAAAGATAAGAAAGCTATCCTTTGAGGATCTACTCCATTTGCAATAGCATCCTCTATAATATCTAAAAGTTTTGTTGTTTTACCAGTTCCAGGTGGTCCATAGATTGCTATTTCGTTACTCATTCTCTATTTCCTTGTCCTTTGTTTCTACCTGTTGGTGCTTTATTTTCGAATGGACACACCCCCTTTGCATTTATCTTTACTGCCTCTGGGTACAATCTCCATAATTCCTCTTCTAAATACTCTTCGATTAATTTTTTACCTTCAACACATTCTTGTCTTGTTTTATACACAACTCCAGGTTCCCAGAAACTACACAAAGCATCTCCACCTCTGTACCTACATTGTTCAGTAAAAATTACACAAAAAGCTACTAACATCTCCATTAGAACGGAACCTCCTCTTCAAATTCTACTTTAGGTATTTCAACATCTTCTCTCACTTCGGGAACCCACCAAACACGAATTGACTTTTGTTTACCATCTGTTGTTTTGAAATATCTTGGATCACTACATTTATCCCCATTATTTATTTCCTTTATTCTTTCTTGAATCTGACCTTTAGAATAATATGTAAATCCTTTTTGTCTCAAAAATTCTATGAAAGAATCTATCTTAAAATAAACTAATCCTTCCATGATCCATGGTTTACCAACCAATAGTTCTTCTGCCGATTGTGCTTGTACTCGACCATAACAAAAAGACTCAAGCAATTGATTAAAATGTCCTTTGTAAGTTAGTTCTTCTGGGACTTCTATTTCATTAGCCTCTGCTAATAATCCGTTAATTAACAACTGCCAATCGCTCTCTTTTATTTTTGGTGGCATAAAATTTTGTTGTTCCAGACATGCTATCTGAAACTTAGATTGTGATTGTAAATCAAAACTTGTTAACTCTAATCGTCTGCCATCCAGATCTGCAAAGAACACCCTTGGTTCTGATTTAACAATAGATATACCTGTTATTTCTACTGCATCTACATTCACACCAATGCCATACTTTCTTCTTTTACATAAAGATTTATTACAATGTGCTTTGATAGGCTCTTGTCCACATGTATAAAAATATTCTTTCTTTTCTAACTGACCTTGTATCTGAACTATTTCTTGTGCAGATACGGGACTAGTACAGTAATCAATGTTAAATTTTTCAAGCAGCGCCTTCCAATTATCGGGATCCATCTTCTTAAACATTGCACCATAATTAAATAAAGACATGTTCCTTGATCCCTCTCCAATGCCATTTAGTGCCATGACATTTAAACAAGGTGGACCTTCTGGAAAAGGTTCTGTCTTTTTTGATCCTACTTGTAGTTTAAAAAAGGAATTTGGTTTTACTTTTCTTTTATCAACTAAATCTAAAAATTCTTCGAAGGTAGCAACCTCTCCGTTTTCTTTAAAGGCATACCTCATGGTTTGATCTTTGTTATGATAGGGTAGGTTAATAAAGTTACCTACATCCCCTCGTTCTACTAATATCTGTTCTTGTTTTGGAAATATCTCGCAGTTACCAAAACCTATTACAGATGCAATCTCTGATGCTTTATCTCTAAACTCGCCTGCATTCATCCAATCTGTTAGAAAGAAAAAGATATGTGCTCCACCACTTTTACTTCTACAAACAATGCATGGTATCTTAAGTTTTCTTAATTTCTTATCTAGGGCAAGATGATCAATAGGATATGTATCAATATCTAATGCACCAAACTTGCATTTATTTTCTTCATTAATAGGTATGGAGCCAACACCAAGTCCACCATCAAGATGACCATTGATCAACTCTAATGTTAAAGGAGTTCTTTTAATATAGGAATTGGCGGCTTGTTTCCCTTGTCTTCTTTCTTGAGAGATCTTTGTCTCTCCATGAGCCTCAGAAAAACCTTGAAAAGCATCCATAAACCTTTGACCATTGTTCATTTTATTCCTCACAAATGGTTTTCGGGTAGAAGAAAATGAAAAAGGAGGACTTCTACCCGAAATTGTTAAAAGTTAGAATGGTATTTCGTCTGTATCTTTAGAAGGAGAATCATCAATCTCATCGGCTACTGCCGTTCCTTTGATCTCTCCACTTGCAACACTATTATGAAACTCTTTACATTCATTATAAACGTCAAGAGAATCTACCATCCCGACTTTTTCTATCTGCCAGGAATACCAAGATCCTTTGTCATTGCCATCGGCTACTGTTTTAAGTCTCCATTTATTGGCGAACATAGGAGCAGGTTTTGATGTGCCATCTGCTAACTTTATAGTTTGCATTGACATTTGAGTTACCCAAATCTTTGATCTTCTGATTTGAGTTTTCTTCATGTCTACGATGGCAGGTTCCAACATACCAAGTTCATCATTAAGAACTTTTACATAATGTTGACCCGTTCTTACAAGTTCATTACCACTAGGTAATATATCCATATTAGTTTCTTTGTCTCTTTTGACATTTAAAACATCTGGATGATCTTTTGGTAACTCTTGTACAAAACCACCACCTTGAGATCTTGGAACGAACTCAAGTAATTTTTGCTCAAAATAGCAAGGAACAACTACAATACCCTCTTCTGCTTTCCATACTTGATGGGTAACAGTATTAAAGATATCTCCTTGTTCTGCACCTTTTATATAATCTGAATTAGTCTTGACTAACTGTGGAGACAATGCTTGTAGAATCCTTAAAAAAGGAATCTGCATGTCATCTGCCGTCACATTGGATAGTCCCAAGCCAGAATCGGTTGCCATTTCACTTATCAAATTTGCAGGTAGACCTGCCTCTTTCTTATTTACTACTTGTGCTTTCATGATTATACCTTTCTAAATGTAGCAGTTGTACCAACGTATGCACCAAACATTTCAAGATCAACTTCCTTGCCATCTTTGATACGATCCGATAACCAAGATTTCAAAGTCATTGGATGTATGTGTGTCTTTGAACTTGGATTAACACCTTTCTCTTCGAGATCGGCAACTATAGCTTTAGCAAGATTGTCTTCTCCCATGCTAAAACTCACGACAACATCGTTCTTGATGATGTCACTTTCGCCTATTGATCTTAACCAATCATAAGCTTCACCTTTTCGATCTTGAGGTATACTTGCATGAACAAAAGGTTTTAACTGAACTTTATTACCATCCACAGTAATAGAGTCCATACCCATTTCTTGCATCATTGCAGGAATAGATTCTGTATCAACCTTTTGTCTCATAGCCTTAAGATCTTTGAGATGTTGCTCGGCTTCTTTGATTTGATTTGAAAGTTGTTGACTGTTACGAATTAAAGAAGATAATTCACTCCCCTTTTTTGCGTCAATTTCATCAAACGCACTCGCATCTGCAACCATTGTTTCAAATAACTCGTTCATAATTGAACCTCCTTCGTTAAAGTTATACCCTTCGGTTTGTTGACTAGTCTGACAGAGCTATGAAAAACTGCCAGACTAGTATTTTTAATATAATTATTTGCAATTAATTGTCAATACTTTTGCCAAAATAATTTTTAATCATCCAAGAAAGTTGTCTCGCATACGATCTACCCTCTTGTTCTGCTATTTTTTTAAGATCTTCCCAGATCTCAATCGGAATAGCTACTGTTCTATATTTTTGCATTTCATGCTCCCATGTGTTGTTGCCCGTATTTATTATATATATCATGTTGTTGTAATTTTCAGCAATTAATTGTCTTTTTTTGGAGAAACTTGTAACCATTTCTTTGCTTCTTCATTCAAAGCTTTGCCTGCCAAGACTATTTTATTCTGTAAAACTTTCACGATATACTCATCAATCGTGCCTTTAGCTATCAAATCTACATACACGACTTGATTCTTCTGACCCGATCTATGATTACGATCCTCAGATTGAATTCTTTTTTCTAAATCAAAATCATTAGAAAAATAAATTACGTTTGTTGCCTTGATCAGAGTCAAGCCTCTGCCTCCCGTTTGAGGATTAGCAACAAAAAACCTTACACTAGGATCGTTCTCAATTCCTAAGATTGCATCTTGTCTGTCTTTTTCAGATGTATCTCCGAAATAATTTACAGTAGATGCATGTCCATATTTTTTTCTAAGAGCATTTGTAATATTGATTATGTCATGTCTGAACCTTGCCCAAATAATAACCTTACCACTCATCTCTTCTATCGCATCTAACATGCAGTTTATTCTGTTGTTCTTAACTTCTATTGTCTTTCCATCATTGGTCACAATGAAACCACAAAGTAACTGTTGCAGCTTTATTAACTGTGTCATGACTTCAGTTGCACTTACCAACTCATCATTGACCACTGTCAATGCATGTTTCTTCATGGATTGATAGTGTTGTAATTGCTCTGTAGACAATGTTACTTCTCTAGTTGTGTATATTTTTGGTGGCACATCTTTTAAAACTTTTTCTTTCGTAACTCTAAATGAAAATGTTTTTAGTCTTTGTGCTAGTTCTTCCAGGTTTCTATATCCAATAACTTGATTGAAAGAATGAGCACCCATCTTTTGTCTTCTTGTCACGGCATATCGACCTTGAAAAGACCAATAAGAATCAAACCCCAAAAGATCTTGACTCATGAATAAACATTGAGAAAACAAATCCATTGGCGATCTTGTAACGGGAGATCCCGTTAATATTCTTTTGTAACTTGCTTGTTTACCAAGACTAATTAGTGCCTTTGTTCTTTTGGCTTGATGATTCTTTATTGTTGTTGATTCATCTACTGCTAATAAAAAGTTTGAATTTTTTATAAAAGCTTCAGTATATCTTTTTACTTTTGGTGTAGCAAAACCCTCAACATTAATTAAAAGTATTCTAAATTTTGATCTTTCTTTTGTGGCCCGAACCAGATTATCTTTCTGCGACTTGGTTGCATTTGCCCTCCAAGTAAATACCTCGTAATCTATTTCATCCAAGAAATGTTTCGGGATCTCTGTCAATTCCCAATTTCTGTACACTCCCTTGGGAGCCACAATGATTGCAGAATCTATTTTGTTTTGGAGTCTAAGCCATGCCATGTTGTCGAGCAGAACTTTAGACTTACCACATCCCATCTCCATAAAGTATGCATAGTTCCGTTTATCGAAACTATGCACCAAAGCATCCTTTTGATGTTGATATGGTTTTGTTTTATATTTGAAATGCATCTTTATCTTCCTTAGATAATCTTTGTTTTTCATTTTCAAAAAGTTTTACTTTTAAAAATAAATTATCTCCTTGCATACTTGATATTTTATAATCAAAAGGGCAGTTCTTTAACCACTCAAACATCTGTTCTAGTTTTTTAATTTGTTCATTTTTATTATTAATTATTTCTTGTATTTTCATTTATCTAACTCCTACTTTTCTTGGATTACAACCATGCCATTCTTTAACGGAAATTTTAAATCTAGAATGTTTATATCTTTGTCCTTTATTTAACATGTCTCCTTTGGCTATCTTTACCCATTTTCTTCCAACAACTGCAAAGACTAAGTGACCTCCACATATGGGTGCTTTTTGTATATAAAAATCACACAAATATCTTTGGGCATTTACCCAAGTTGATCCTTTTGGTTTCACTAATTTAGGCATTTTCATCGTCATAGTTTTCATTTTGTCCTCCATTTTTTAAAATAAAACTATACGTCTATTATGCATACTTGCAATTAATTGTCAATAATTATTTTTTTCTAGCTTTTGTTTCAAAACTAAAAATGTTGTTTCTATCAGTGTTTTTTAGGACCTTCATCGCACTTTTCTTTTTGTGTCCCAATTGTTCAAGTCTTTCTACTGCCTCTTCTAAGTTTAGTTCTCCTCTTATATAACTTATCACTGAATCTAAACTATATTGTAGGTAGGTCTCAGATTTACTTCTCCTCATTTTCCTCTGCTCCTTTTGTTATTATTCCTAATTTAATTATCTCCATGATATAAACTATGTCTGCATAATTTTCTAAAGTTGTAATCATTCTTAACTCGCCATCCTTGTCTTCTCCAATGACTATTAACTCCTTGAATTCTTTTGATGCTATGTCACAAACTTTTTTGACGGGATTTTTTGCTTTGCGAATTAAATCAAAGTCAATAATATTATTGCTCATTTTAATTGTGATCCTTGGCAACAATCCTCAACAATAGCATGACAAAGAACACACTGCTCATGTCCATGTACGTTTACTGTATGTAATGTTCCTTGACATCTAGGACATCTAGGAGTGCAGTGTGTTTTAACATCCTTGCGTGTTGCGTCTTGCCAATCATGACCGTATTTTTTTTGCCATTCTTTATCTTCCAAAACTAACTCCTCTCTTCCATATTTTTTCTGTCGTCTATTAATCCACAAGCAATACATTTATAAACGTCTTTCAGTTCTGTTTTATTCATTTTGATTTTACATCTAAAACAAATAATAATTTTTTCCTGGGGAGTGTTCATTTATTTTGCCACCATCATGTCTGCTATTCTGTGAGGAATAACAATATCTTCGTTGCATCTATCACAACATCTCCCATCTGATATTGGTTGAGCATTGTGTCCCTCTGTCCAATACACTATGCCCTCTGCATTTTTATGCTCTTCTATTTTGCCTTTACAAATTACACAAATCATTAACATCTCCCTTTTTTAAATTTTTTAAATTCATTGTAATCAACCACATTGTAATCACAATCAACAAATTCATAGTTTTTCCAAGATCTATCTTGTTCTCTTTTCAAAGATCTAAGAACTGCTTGTTTCTCTGTTATGCCTTTAATTTTTACAATTCTTTTTATGTTTACAAACGTCTCTACATAATATGTGTTTGCATTGTTATAATCCATGAATTCAGTATCATATTTTTTCGCCATTATAACCACTCCTCTATAACTTCATAATCTACATTATCATTTTGTACATACTCCAAAGCATCTTCAATAAATTTACTTTTATTAAAATATAATCTTCTATGACCACTCTCGTCATATTGAATGTACTGATTGATATCTATGTTGTTCTCCATGAACTTATCAAAATCATCTTTCATTTTTAATGTCCTCCTTTATTGCTAGTCCTATATGATATGCATGTTGGGGTACTATTGCATTCCCCAACATTTTTAATCTTTGTGGTCTGTTTTGTTGTTCGGTTGTGATTCTTGGGATTCCTCTAGGCTCGTCCATCCAATAGGATAACCCATTAGCCACTCTGTCCAATCGCAGTTTAGTCTCGCATCTCCCTCGGTCTGATACATCTTCATTGTGAGGTCGATCTGTCTCCCATCTTTCAATCGCTTTTCGTAATACTGATTGTTGCCATTGTATGAATGTTTCACTTGACCACTGTTCGGAGTTGGAAACTTCCACTCTTCCATCCTCGGTGGTCTTAAAGTTACCCCATTCATCATAGATTGAGCTTCTGTTTCTGACAGTTCTCCCCTCTCCACTTTCTTTCTGAAGATCATTGTCTGACCCTCCGATGCATGTCCAAATCCCTTGGTTGTCGGAGTTGGATACATCTCCATTGTCTTTGGGTCTACTTGTTCTCTTAAATTGCTCGGTCTCTTTCTGCCTTTCCTCGCACCCTCTTGCAATCTCTTCGTTCCCTCTGCCGATCTTGGTGGTAGATAATCCATGGTAGTAGGAGTCGCCCAAGTTTTTACAGACGATCCACACTCTGTCTCGTTTGTGTCTTGCTCCGATACTACTAGCCGAAACAATAAATGTCCTCGTTTGGTAGTTGAGGTCTTCCATTGCAAAGAGTACCTCGTCAAGTCCCATGGAGACATGCCCATATACGTTTTCGAAAACACAATAAGAGGGTCTAATTTGTTTAACAATTTCATGGATGTACGGAAAGATGTGTCTAGGGTCTTCCGATCCAAGCCTTTTGCCACTTGTGGAGAATGGTTGACATGGATATCCTCCACTAAGGATTCCGATGGGTTGTTGAATAAATCTCTTTGGGTCACTTGCTATCTCCTTTACATCATTAAAGATTGGTACGTTTGGAAAATTTTTTGCTAACACTTTTTGACATGGAATATCAAAGTCACAAAATGCTATGGGTTTGGATAGGTTTGCCCATTTAAATCCAAGAGCAAACCCACCAATACCACTACATAAATCAAGATGATTAATCATCAAATACATCTCCTTTTTTCATGGCATGGAGCATGGTCGTAGGTTTTCTTACCACTCGACCATATTCTATTTCTTTTAAAGCACGAGGATCATCTTCAAACATTTCATTCTCCTCCAACTCTTGTGGAGTTTTTTTAGCATTTGCTCTTTGAAGATCTCTTTGAAGATCGACTATAGAATTTCTATATCTATAGCCTTTTGATCTTCCTCTGATTTTACTGTAACTTGTTGTCATAATTCTGCCTCAAAACTGCATGATCCTTGTTCAAGTATACAATCATAAATCTTTTTCCCAAGATTCAATCTTGCATACCACTCTAAATAATATCTAACTCCATTCTCAGTATGTTTATGAGGATGTTCTTTTTCATCTAAAAATTCCTGGAGTTTTTGATTATTATAACTCTCACGACTATCAAAGAATTCATCTAAAAGTTTTTTATACTTTCCTAGTTTTCTTTCACATTCAAGTTTGCCTTTGACAATATCTTTCTTATTGTCTTCATCGAAGTAGTAGTGAAGAAAGTTTGCATTTCCCTCTACTCCAAAGAACTCGGCATCAGTGCTTGATTGAACTCCAAACCAAAACTTGCCCTCAATATCTCCATGATAATATCTACCCATTATTTCCTCCTTGGTAATATTTATCTATTAATTGGTAAACTCTGTTTCTAAAAGCATGATATTTACTTCTATCTTCATCGTCATTCCAATCGATCTTGTAACCCACCTCTTCCAATAAATTTGGAAGAGATGTGTCTAATGTTATGAATTGATGATCATGCATTCTATTTCTCCATTTATCATCCATTACATTTCCCTTTCGAAACTTCTAAAAGTTTCTAAAGCTTTTTCAAATGGCATGTCATTAAGAATAATACACTTTGGAAACTTATCTTTTATGTATGCCATAAGTCCTCCAAAATTATTCTGAATTTTTGCAAGACTATACTGACCACTCTTGATGTCTTTCTCATCTCTAAAGAACATAATATTTTTCTTCATGTTCCTCTTCAAAAGTTTAGTATCAAGATGTTTGTATAACTCGTCATGACAATAATGCTCCAAGTCTATGTCAGTAGAATAAGTTTGCCCACCATACTCCCAACTTGATTGACCAAACTTTTCAACACACCATTTATCAATGTCTTGAAGTCTAAAACCATTTTCATGCCATACATGTTGCCTATCACTACCACCATGACCATCGTTTGAAACCTCAACTGCTTTCTTGCCATTGATATATACAGTTGCATTATAGCATGGTGTTTCTTCTGATCCTCTTTTATAGTAGGATATATTCTTCATTTCTATTTTATCTATTTTCATTTTTATCTCCTTCGATAAGTTGTAGAAAAGGTTTGTAATATAAATCCTCAACTGACCAATCGTTAAGGATTTGCTCTGCACATTGACGAACAAATCTGCCACTAAACTTATGACCACCGACCATGAACTCTTCTTGCTCGATCACTGTCAATGCTTGATCATTCGTCAATCCCTCGTCATTGAGTAAAGAACCCAAGTGAGTTTCTACATCAATAACTAAATCTTTTAATCTACTCATTTTTACCTCCGTAATAGTTATATAATCTTTTAACATTTTATTACAAGTCTTTGCAACTTTTATTTAATTAACATGTTAAAGGCCTGGATTTTACTGCCAATTTCTAGGGTTATCTTTATCTTCAAATGAAATAAACTTTTCATTCAATTGATAGATAACTCCATTGTCATTTAACTTGTTAAGTAACTTTGGCATCTCACAATCTTCTTCAAGTGCAAACAATTCTTCATTCTTAGTTCTGATCGCATTTGGAAAATCGTTTGGATGCATTCTTGCTTTTCGAATATCCGTTCTTGTAACAATTGCCCAACCATGAGCATCGTCAATTAAATATGGTATGTTTAAAACTCCCATCATTTACCTACTCCTATTTCTTTTTCTAAAATCTCTTAGCTTTTGAGCCTTTTCTAAAATCTCTTCGTCTGCAAAGTTTTTCTTCAATGCTATCGCAACTCTTTCTTGAAACCAATCACTCTCCGTAATTACATCAAGTTCATGGTAAACAAAATTTTCTAGTGCTTTTGCTAGTTCTATACTCGTTGGTCTTACGTCTTTCATTTACTTCCTCCATATTTTTCATCAAACAGAACAATAAAGATTGACAAAACTTCATCTAAATCTGGATCTCTTTCTGTTCCATTTGGATTTTCATAATATTTTTTTCCAAAGGCTTTTTTTACTCTGTCTAAAGCAACTGCATATAAATGTCTGTTTACATAAACATTTCTTCTAATACTGTAACCCATCATTTACTCCTAACTGTTATTAATAAATCTTGAGGGATAGATGATAAATTTTCTGTCCATCCCCTACCTCCACATGATGGACAAGTAACAACTTCCTCACAACTGATTGGTATGTTTCCATGTCCTACACATTCTTCACATTCATATTGAAGTGTTGCTCCACTATCTTTGAGCATTGCCAATTGACCATTGATCATTTTTACCTCCATGGTTTATTTTCAGTATTAAGTAATTTCTGACACAAAACTACCATCTGCTTGTAGGTAATATCTTCATTACAAGTAAAACCATATTCTTCAGAAAAATATTCATTGAAAGATCTTTTGTCAGTATCAAAAAAGACATGCCATAAATCTTCAATTTTTTCCTCATCGGTTTTACTCTTCTCAAATTCATGTTGTTCTGCTTTCCACCAAACATTAATAAACTTTCTAATCCATTTTTCTTGAATGTTTGTTAGAGTTATCTCCCCTCTATGATGATCATAGAGGAGATCTTCTGCACTAATTAGAGGGTTGTATTTAGTTCTTAACAACCATCTATTATAAAGTTTTGTTAATGCTTTATAACTGTCCATTTAGTCCTCCTTAACTGCCAAGATAAAAGAACCTACACAGTTATAAATCTCATAACCTTTAAAACCATCTAGATCATATGGTTGAAAATAATCTCTACTACTTCCAACAAAATAAGCATTCTTGATACCTAATGAAGTATCATGAAATCTTTCTCTTTCATCTCTTTCAACTTTATGAAAAGATTGATCTGCACATGCATCAACACAATCAATCATCCCATTAAATCTAGTTCTTGTAGAAATATAAAGATCATCAAAATTCTTTTTGATAAAACTTTTAATTGTTGTTCTAGTTATTTTTTTCATTATTTACCTCCATTTAATTTCATTAGAATAATATCAACATGCTTAAATTCTCTTTTACCATCTACATGCCATGTTGAAGTAGGAGCAGTTTGCTCTTGTTTTAGAATTGCTTTTAAAACTTTTTGTTGTTCTTTAGTTAAATAAATATTCATTTTAATCCTCCATAATTTTTAACTATCCTCATTCTACTCTGAAAGAATATCAAAAGTCAAACAATTAATTGCAATTAATTACATTTATATTTACTTATATAGTCTTTTTCACAACGAAAATAATTTTAAAAATATTTTTGAAAAAGGTGTAGTAAGTGTAGTAAATGTAGTAGACGTTGTTTTTAAAGGTTTTTTTTAATTATTTTTACTACAATCTACTACATCTACTACACTTTAAACAATCTAAATGCACATGTGCGAGATTTTGTTTTTTCCAAATTGATTTGGTTGTAGAAATCCCTTATATTGGCTCTATGGCTAATGTAAATAAACTTACTGCAAGACAAAAAGAGTTTGCTAAACACTACATTGAGGGCATTTATTCTGCCACACAATGTGCAGTTAAAAGTGGATATGCAGAAGATAGTGCTAGATATCATGCATCTAAATTATTAAATGGAAAAGATTTTCCTTTGGTGGTTGAATATATTAAAGAACTTCGAGAAGAAAGAGAAAGAAGATATGGAGTGACTTTAATTGGTCAATTAAAAAGGTTTTCTGAATTATCTCACAAAGCAGAGGAAGATGGTCAATTTTCTGCATCAATAAATGCAGAAAAAATAAGATCTGCACTAGGTGGTTTAACAATTGATAGACGAGAACAAAATCACACTCATCAACTTGATAAACTTAGTCGAGAAGAAATTGTTTCTAGACTACATCAAATTAGATCAGAATATCCTCATGCTTTCGTAGAGGGTCAATTTAAGAAAGTAGATGATGACAGAGAAAAATCTTTGGTTGCAGTTAAAGAAAAATCTACCTCCAAAAACTCATTATCAAAGAATTGAAAATAGAGTTTCAAATGGCATGTGTGATACATTTTTATGTCACAATGGTATTTCTGTCTTTGTTGAATTAAAAACAACAAAAAACAACAGTGTTTTACTCCAAAAGTCGCAGATTGCTTGGAATATGTCCCTTTTC